GCCGAGACGGCCGCCGAGCTGGCGATCGTGATGAAGACGATCGCCGGCGCGGAGATCGACGCGGCCGAGGTCGAGCCGTGGATCACGATGGAGTTCGAGCGGAACATGGGCGTCTTCGCGCCGGAGGGCTGGGAGCCGAGCCAGCTCCGCGCCGAGCACCCCTCGACGACCTACGGCGACTTCAAGCGCGAGATCATCAGCGAGATCGCCCGCTGCCTGAACCTGCCGTACGCGGTGGCCGCCGGCGACTCGAGCCGCCACAGCTACGCCTCCGGCCGGCTGGACCACCAGACCTACTTCAAGTCGCTCCGCGTCGAGCGCCATGACCTGGAGCTGGTCGCCCTGGAGCCGTTCTTCCAGGCCTGGCTCCGCGAGGCGCTGTGGGTCCGGGAGTACCGGGTCTTCGGCGAGATGGCCCGCGACGACTGGCGGCACGCGTGGTTCTGGGACGGCCGCGAGCACGTCGACCCCGCGAAGGAGGCGAGGGCCCAGGCGATCAAGCTGGCGACCGGCGGCACGACGCTGGCGATCGAGTACGCCAGGCAGGGGCTGGACTGGGAAGAGCAGATCAAGCAGCGCGGCCGCGAGCTGGCGCTGATGCGCGAGAAGGGCGTCGAGACGCCCGCCGCCGTCGGCGCCGAGGCGGTCTTGGCCGTCTCGATGGCCGACGAACCCGAGGCGGCCCCCGCGGCCGCCGCGAGCAACTGACGGGGAAACACCGATGGCGAAGCGCACGGCCGACAAGACGAAGACGAAGACGACGCGCAGGCGCAAGGCCGCCACCGGCGGCGGGCGCGGGCGCCGGCGCCTCGAGGCGGCCGGAGAGCCGCCCCCGCCCAACGAGCTGGTCCTCTGTGCCGAGGGCAACGTGCTTCCGGCCGTCGAGATCTGCGAAGCGGAGGCGGCCGCCGACGGCGGCAAGCCGAGGCTCCGGACCTTCAGCATGACCGCCTACACCGGCCGGCAGATGACGCTCGCCGGCTGGCTGCGCCCCGTCGTCGTCGACCTGGCCGGCCTGCGGGCGACCAGGCCCGTGACGGTCCTGAAGGACCACGACCGCGGCCAGGTCGTCGGCCACGCGCCCGACGTAGAGGTCGGCGAGTCGGTGCTCAAGGTGGCCGGCGTGGTCTCCGGAGCCGGCGACGCGGCCCGCGAGGTCGGCGAGGCGTCCGACAACGGATTCCCCTGGCGGGCCTCGGTCGGCGTGAGCGTCGATGAATTCGAGTTCGTGGCGGAAGGCCAGACGGCCGCCGCCAACGGCAGAACGTTCAAGGGCCCGCTGTACATCGCGCGGAAGGGGCGGCTGGGGGAAGTCTCCTTCGTCTCCGTCGGCGCCGACGAGCGGACCCGCACCAAGGTTTCCAAGCTAGCGGCCGAGGCCGCGCAGGACGGGGGTGGGAAGATGACGTTCGAGAAATGGCTCGAGGCGGGCGGCCTGGCCGACGCGACCGACGAGCAGAAGGTGTTCCTGAAGGAGCGGTGGCAGGCCGAGAAGGACGCCAAGGAGGCCGAGGCGGCCGGCGGCGCCGAGCCCGCCGAGGGCGGGAAGCGCGTCGAGGTCCGCGCCGAGGCCGAGACGTCCGAGCCGGTCAACGTGACGGCGGCGGTCGAGACGGCCCTGGCCGGCGAGCGGAAGCGCGTCGCCGACATCGAGGCGGCCTGCGCCGGCTTCGACGGCGAGCAGGTTGAGACGCTCCGGGCGCAGGCCCGCGACGGCGAGATCACGCTGCCGCAGCTCCAGGCCGCCCTGCTGAAGCACGTCCGCGACAGCCGGCCGACGGCGCCGGCGATCCACATCGCCCAGGCGCAAACGAGCCCGGCGATCCTCGCCGCCGCCGTCTGCATGGCCGGCGGCCTGGCCGACGTGGAGAAGGACTACGACGAGCAGACGCTCGAGGCCGCGTGGAAAAACTGGCGCGGCGAGCTGGGCCTCCAGGAGCTGCTGCTCGAGGCGGCCTGGCAGGGCGGCTACACCGGCCGCCGCGCCGTGGTCAGCGCCGGCAACCTGCGGGGCGTCCTCCAGGCGGCGTTCTCGACGGTGGACCTGTCCGGCATCCTCAGCAACGTGGCGAACAAGTTCCTGCTGCGGGGCTTCGAGGCCGTCGAGACGACCTGGCGGCGGATCGCGTCGACGCGGCCGGTGAAGGACTTCAAGCAGACCACCAGCTACCGCCTGACCGGCGACTTCAAGTACGAGAAGGTCGCCGCCGACGGCGAGCTGAAGCACGCGACGGCCGGGGAGGAGTCCTACACCAACCAGGCCGAGACGCACGGGAAGATCCTCGTGGTCACCCGCCAGGACATCATCAATGACGACATGGGCGCGCTTACGGCCGCGCCGCGGCGGCTGGGGCGCGGGGCGGCCCTCCAGGTCAACCACGTGTTCTGGACGGAGTTCATGGACAACGCGGCCTTCTTCGCCGCCGGCAACAACAACTACGCCAGCGGCGCCGCGACGGCGCTCGGCATCAATGCCTTGACGGCCGCGGAGCTGCTGTTCCGCGATCAGACGGACCCGGATGGCTACCCGCTGGCCGTGACCCCGAAGATCCTGCTGGTGCCGAACGCGCTGGCCGTGACGGGCGCTCAGCTGATGAGCAGCCTGCAGCTCCGCGACACGACCTCCAGCACGAAGTACCCGACGAACAACCCGCACGCCGGCAAGTTCTCCGTCGAGTCCTCCAGCTACCTCGGCAACGCCAGCTACAGCGGCTACAGCGCGAAGGCCTGGCACCTGCTGGCCGACCCGGAGGACGTGCCGGTCATCGAGGTGGTGCTGCTGAACGGGAAGGACACGCCGACCGTCGAGAGCGCCGACGCCGACTTCAACACGCTGGGCATCCAGCTCCGCGGCTACCACGACTTCGGCGTCAACAAGCAGGAGCCGCGCGGCGGCGTGAAGATGAAGGGCGAGAACTAACGAGACAACGCGACGGGCGGCCCACACGAGCTGGCAGCCGGGCGCCCGCATCGGCGCTTGCCCCCCCGGCGCCGGCAATCTGAAACGCGAGCCCCGCAGCGGGGCTGAAGGAGAAACATCATGGCGCAGGCATTCCAGGCCCGCTTCATCCAGGAGGGCCTCAGCATCGACCACACGCCCGGGTCGAACGTGTCGGCCGGCGACGTCGTCGTCGTCGGCGCCCGGGCGCTGATCGCCAAGCTGGCCATCGCCGCCAACGCCCTCGGGGCGCTGGCGACGAGCGGCCTGTTCGACGTCGTCAAGGCGCAGGAACAGATCGCCGACGGCACGGCGGTCTACTGGGACGCGAACGGCAACCCGTATAACGGCGTTGCCGGCACCGGCTGCCTGACGGCGACCAGCAGCGGCAACACGTTCATGGGCTGGACGGTCGGGGCGGCCGCCGAGACCGACGAGGTCGCGCGGATCAACCTGTCCGGCGTGCCGAGCCAGACGATCCTCGGCGGGACGGCCACCGCGATCGCCGACCCCGGGGACGGCGGGGCCATCCCCGTGTCCGCCAGCGGCTCCTGCCAGCTCGTCACCGAAGGGGCGGAGACGCGGACGCTGGCCGACCCGACGGCGGTCGGGCAGTGGCTGAACCTGAGCTTCAAGACCGACGGCGGGGACTGCGTGATCACGACGGCCTCGCCGGTCAACCAGACCGGCAACAACACGCTGACGTTCGCAGACGTCGGCGACCACCTGCTGCTGATCGCCAGCCAGGACGGCGCCGACATCGAGTGGCGCGTCGTCGCGAACGACGGCGTGGCGCTGAGCACCGTGTAGCCGGCAATAGAGAGAGCACCGGGAATCGCGGGGGGCCCGACGTGGCCGACCTGATGCAGCAGGGCGCCGCGCTGATCGGCGCGGCGCGGAAGGCGCAGTTCGCTACGGCGATCGAGTACGCCCGGGGCGAGCAGACGGTGGCGCTGACGGCAACGGTCGGCCGGTCGGTCTTCGAGTTGGTGGACCGCGACGGGTTCCCGATCCGCAGCGAGACGCGGGACTACCTGTTCCTGGCGGCGGAGCTGGTGTTGGGTGGCC